CCGAGACTCTGGTGAATAGCTTCTGAATTGTCCGGATGGCGTCGAACCGGACGTGACCATTTTCCCCGCGGCTGTGCAGCGCGCGACCGTCAACAATCAGGCCGACATGCACAGGCTGGCTGCCAACCCAGGCGACGAAGATCCCGCTCTCAGTGAACGTGGCGCTCGGCTGCCAGAAAACGACATCTGCGTCATAGCACGTCATGAAATCGCGCCCTGATTCGTAATCCACCGTCTGGTGAATTTCGATCCCCAGAACGTGTCGGTAATAGAGCACCACCAAGCCCCAGCAGTCAGCAGCGTCAAAGCTGCAGGCGCGGTTACTCCAGGGGATACCCTCAACACGCGAGATGAAATCGTCTTTAAGCATTCTGGAGTCCCGGATATTCTTCGACTGTGTACAGCCGCCCGACGTTACGGTTAAGCGGGTTAACACGCGTCAGGCTGCACGTCACGTCCTTGTCGTCCATCGAGCAGTCACTGACATAGAGCGTCCACGACTTGATGGCAGTCGTCATGTCAGCTGCGTCAAACTGCTGGTACGTCGCCGAGATTGGCGTGATACGCGAGTAGGCTTTCCACTGTTTGAGTTGCTGTTTGAAGTCCTGCGCCAGGCGGCCAAATTTTACGGTGCTGTCGAGGATCGGCGTGTTGCTCTGCTGGCTTTCGGTTAACTCCATTCGGCATGGTGTGTAGACCTGGCCGCCAAGCGTTTTGGGGAAAATCTGGTTATTAACGAGCCTGATATAGCCAAAGACCGGGCTGTAAAACGTGATTGTTTCGTACAGGATTCGGTTTGGCCTTCGGCTCTGAAATTCTCTGAGCGTCGGCATTAAGGCACCTTCGGTAAGCTCTCAGGGTCTCTCCCGTCAGGATAGCCAGTAACGATGATATCCAGCCAGGACGCCCATGGTGGCGGCAGCTCAATGATGATGTCGTCAAACTCGTCATCTGAATTAACCAGGTCGCGCGCAATGACATCACCGCTCCACGTGAAAATGGACCCGGACTGTGACCACGAAGGCCAGGAGAGAAAGTGTAATTCCTGCACCTCGACGCCTGTGTCTCCAGTCCCGGTGCCAAGCGGCATCGTGAACCACTGATTGCAGTTGTCGAGGTAGTTCGGGCTGCGCAACCACTGCATGAATGCACGGTGCTGGTCCTGGGTGAAGATCCACGTCAACGAGAAGGAGGTCTTCAGGTCGTCGGTTAATTTCTGAAATACCGGCGCGCCGACCGTCGGCTGGTCGACGCGAAACCCGGTATCTGTAGTGGGTGATTTCCCTTTCTGGGCCAGCGGCAGCCAGTCAGGGTACGGAATTGGCATTTTATCCCCTTGCTTTGCGTGGTGCCTGATGGTTTTGCTGAATGGCCTGACTGACACGACCGCCGTTATTGATATCAGCCACAATCATATCGATGGTCACCCCATTGCCGTCCTGCGTGGCCTGGGCATCAACAGTCGCGCCGGTATAGTTCTGGATGTTGATAGTGACTGGCACTGAACTACCGCCTGCACCGGCATTCATCTGTTTGTTGCTGATGACCTTGCCGTTGTCGCCGGGGATCATGTACTGGCTGCCGTTCGACGCCTGGTAGATTTCAGGCATACCGCCCTCACCCACCTGATACGTACGTCCAGCCGATACCGGTCCGCCGTTCTTACGCTTGCCAGCAATACCACCAGCCATCGCCATAGCCGCGATAAGGGCAGCAATACCGATAGCCGCAGCACCACCGAATGAACCGATTGAGGCAACGGCCGCCGCAGGGGTCCAGACCGCCATTGTGGTAGTGGCCGCCGCGGTGCTTGCCGCAGTGGTTGTCGCTAAACCAGCGGTTTGCGCCGCAGTAGTCGTCGCAATCGCAGATGTTTGCGCAGCAGCACCCATGACGGCAGATTTAACCCAGTCGACGCCCATCTGAACGAAGCCGTTGATCAGGCTATTTAGGGCGTTGCTGGCGAGAGATTGCATAGCCTCTTGCGCCGACATGCTTCCGGTCAGGATCCCGGTAAAGGCATTGGATGCATTACCTGCGAGAGAATCAAAACTCGCGGCCAGCATCTCATTACCCAGGCTCTGGCTACGGAATATCTCCCACTGGGCAGCGATGCGCGCCTGCTCATACTGCGTGTCAGTTGCAGCACGCAATGCCATGGCGTTCTGGTGAGTAATCAGCCCCTGCTGCTCGTATGACTGAATAAGAGCGAGTTTCTGGGCGTTCTCGTTAGCCAGCTGCTGAACAGGGTCAACTCCGCCGACCGCTTCCTGCTGTGGCGTCACTGCCTGTTGAGCCTGGATTTTCGCGAGGTTAGCCTGGTGCGTTGCCGCCAGCCGTTCTGAGGTCTGGTTGTACTGCTCCTGGCTGATTTTCTTCGCAGCCAGAGCCGTATTCAGGTCCTCAACATCCTGCTTATAGCTGGCGTTTTCGCGCGCTTCTGGAAGGAGTTTCTCGGCAGCAGCCTGCGCCTTGAGGGCGTTGGCCGTATCCCATTTTGCAGCCGCGTACTTACCTGCCAGGGCTACCTGTTCCTTGGTGGCGCCCTTCCCGAGCGACTGCTGTGCAGCCAGGATGGCCTGCTCGCGGCTCAGCTTGTTCGTTGAGTCGGCGGCAAGTTCTGACTGCTGCTTGAGGTTCGCCAGCTTCTGGGCAATAGAATCAGCCTGGGAAGCTCCCTTCTTCTGCTCAGACTGAAGCGTCTTCTGCGCCTGCGTATTTTTGTACGTAGCAGCAGCATCATCTTCCATCTGTTTGGCGTGCGGATCATCCTTCGCAAACCCTGCATCTTCGGCTGCGTATTGTGCCTGCAGCCGCGCGCGGGCCTCTCCCTGCAACTTCGAAAGAGCAAGGTTGCGCTCGGACTGCTTGATGAGGTTCTTCTGCCCGGCGGTAAGGTTATCAGTGGACTTGTTCAGGCTGTCGACGTTGATCTTCGCATTGGCCGCCTCTCTAGCCAGATCTACAAGCTTACCTGCCAGTTCAGCAATGGCTGACTGCCCATCTTTGGATGATGACTGCATTTCCTGGAGTTTTTTCGCCAGTTCCTGAAGTGCTTCCGGTGAAGGGTTATTGCTCAGGTCTGATAGTTCTCTTGCCAGATCAAACGCTGACTGTTTGCTGATGCCCAGGCGAGAAGAAAGCGTGCTGACCGTTGAAGATAAAGAGTTCACAATGCCAGAGGCATATTGGCCCTGACTGTTGGCCTGCTGAATGGCCTGGCTCCAGTCAGTGGTGGTAACACAAAGCGCAGAAAGCTCATCGTTGAATTTCTTGATGCTTGGAGACGCCCCGCCGACCGCCGCCAGTGCGCGATCGCCTAACGTGATGAAAGCATCAGACGCGTCACTTATGGCCTTCGGAATCTTTGAGATGGCCTGGTTATACTCGAGCAGCGCCTGATTTCGCAGCAAAGTAGCCACGTCGGCATTCACGCGCGCCAGGGCGGCATATTTGTCTGAAAGCGCGGCCACGCCTTGCGAGGAAATGGTGATCACCTTATCCATCGCTTCAGCTGCGTCTTTCAGCGCATCCATGGCGTTCTTACCGCCATTCAGAGAAGTAATCAGCACACCAGCAAGGACTGAACTAAAAGCGATTATGGCGCCAACCACGGCACCGCCAGGGCCAAATGCACCGGCAAGCTGTGAACCCTGCTGAGCGAACGCCACCAGCGCAGACTGCCCACCCTGCACCTGTACGATGAAGTCCTGAACCTGGTATCCAGCCTGCTGCATGCTGGTTTTCCAGCTACCAGTACCCTTTGCGCCATTTTCAACGCCGGTCTTCATGTCATACAGGCGACCGGTCAATTCGCCGATCTTCTGCTTTTCTTCGTCTGTCGCTTTCGACCCGGCACGCAACTGAGCAGCCAGAACTGCGGCACTACGCGCGCCATTCTCCTGGGCTTCGTCCAGCACAGCCAGCTGGTTACCCAGCGCCTCGATGATGGATTCCGCTCGACTGAATTCACTGCTCGCGCCGCCGGTACCGCTGCGGGCCTCTTCCATTGCGCGGGCAATTCCGCTCACGTTGGTGTTCAGCTTGCGCAGCTGGTTATCCATGGAATTGGCATAACCGGCCAGTTCAGTAAACGCGGATCCAGTTTGAGACGCACTCTGGTCTAGGTTATCCATTCCCTTACCGGACTGCTGGGCTGCAGCATCCAGTTTATCCAGAGCATCAATGGCCTGTTTCC